CCTCACACCCCGGGTTTCCCCTTTTAGTGAGGTCTCTTAGATTAATCTAAGAGCAGGGATATTATAATTATTGGGAACTGACTAGATGTCTCTCAATTGAGGATAAGTGAGAAGAATCTCACCTCTTTCCTTGAGAGAAGACATAATAGTTAAAGAAGATTTAACCACTAAGTGTGACTCAGTCTTATAAAAGACCTTATCATCCCAAGGGATGACAAGAGTCTTTAAGGCTAAAGGTCACTCCTTAAAGGTTAATGCTTTCTTCGATAGTTTAATATAAAATTCTTCGATTCTAGAATATGAATTCAGAATCGGAAGGACATATATTAAAGATATTCCTCGTTCAATCTCATTATCGGGTAAACCGGTCAAATATTCAACTCAAGATATAGCCAATGGTCCAAGACCAATTGACTTTCTCTTAGATTTGATATTAGAAGCCGGATTACTGTTTGCAAATTGTTCGACCATTATATTCTCAATTATGCTAATGCATTCTTTTGAAGATAATGGGGGATCAAAGGTAAATCCTAAAGCCTGATAAGCATTATTAAGCTCATCAGCCTGAAGGCTACCATTAATTATTTTAATAATTAATTCACAAACATATGATTTAGATTTAATACCATCTTTAAACCGAGATGGCATTTTCTTAATCATACCATAGTAAGATTGAACACCAGAGCTCACTCCGTTGATAAATTGGTAACCTTTAGACGAAAGTCCGATCAACAAATTAGTAAGTAAATAATAATATTTACCTTCTTCTTTAAGAGCGGAAATCGGGAAAGGCGAAATCTCCTCACCTTTTCAGAATAAACGTTTAGTAAATTCGAAAAAGTGAGATGATTCATATGTCTTTAATTTAGAAAATTCTAAACCTAAAGATAATATAACTTCTTTATATAGAGTGGCCAACCTGTCATCACCGATTACGATATCATCACCTAGTAAAAAATATTTAGCATTCCTAAAAGGAATACCAAGTTCTTTACAACAGTAAAATAACACGTAATGGTGGGAAACCGCAAAGGATGCAAAAGATGAGTAAGCTCCCATTGGATTACCAACACTATAGGATATCAACCTATTGTGGTAAGAAAATGGAAGCCCAATCATAATGTATTCCCAAGCGTTGACATAAGTCAAAGGTAAAATACCTGAAAGGACAGCTTTCTCTAATTTTATTGGAAAACGATCAGTAGCTGCTGTTAAATCAACAGAACTGAAAGTATCCCAAGTTAGAGCAGTATCCTTGAAGGCACTCTGATTAAACGTTACATCCTGAGGTATGTTCCTTAAAACAGAATAAAGATAAGAATGTAGAGGTCTAAGAGCACTTTGAGAAAAGTAATCTAAGATACCTACAATTCTGATTTTAAATTCTTTATCACCAAAAGATACTAACCGACGTAAAGGTGAAGGGTATAAAGCCTTTCATTTACGAAAGATAATATCTAATGATTTTAAAAGAAGATCTATAGAGTAATGAAGCTTAGGACCTCCCACCAGTTTAATAGCCTTAACAAGATCTTTATGATCTATTAAAGCAAATAAATCGGAGAGGGAAGTTCAAGTAGCATTACCATGAGATCCTGATACAGGACCAGATGCAGTCATAAGCTTAAAGCTTTTGAATTGCAACCTCTTCGGTATAACGTTAGAAGAACGTCGATACCCTAATTCTCGTCAGAAGTCGCTGATA